TGAATATCATGCTGATATGGCACGATGGATGGGCTACGGTAAGACATTCCAAGATTTTAAGATTAATGTACACATTAGTGGCAAACAAGGCCCTGAAGGTATCCGAGCTGCCTACAAGCGTCTTTCGCAAGAAGCTCGTAATTGTATCACCATTGAAAACGAAGAAAACTCATGGGGGTTAAATGACTGCCTTACCATTGCTGATATTGTTCCTATTGTGCTTGATATCCATCATAATTGGATACGAGAAGGACAATACATCCAACCGAACGATGACGCTGTTAAGCGAGTTATTGACTCTTGGCGTGGGCTTCGTCCTACTCTACATTATTCTGTTAGCCGTGAAGATTATCTTGTAGATCACTGTAAGAATACATTACCCGATCACGCACAACTGTTGGCTACGGGTTACAAAAAGCAAAAGCTCAGAGCACACTCTGACTTTTATTGGAACAAGGAAACAAACAATTGGGTAATAGGATTCACAAACCAGTTCGACATCATGTGCGAAAGCAAGGGCAAGAACTTAGCCAGTATGGAACTATACAATCAGATGAAGGAAAGCGTCAAATGACTAGAGAAAAACTAATACATCATATTGAATCGTTACGTGAAAAACACGACAACATGGACAAGCAAATTAAAGAGTTAGAAGCGCATCATACAGACAGTATGAAAGTAGAAACTCTTAAGAAGCTTAAACTCAAGCTCAAAGACGACATTGAGCTTAATCAAAAGAAACTAAGCAATTTACAATAAAAAAGGGCCACTAGGGCCCTTTTTCATTATTAGCATTTAATTACGCCTTTGGCGCTTTAGGTGCTTTTGGCTTAGTTGCCTTTGGCTTCTTACTGAAACTTTGCTTCTTTGCCGCTGGCTTTTTGGCCGCTGGCTTGGCTGGAGCAATAGACTCGACTACTGCCGCAGTCGCTTGTTCAGCAACTGGACTTGGCGTTGGCGCTACTTCTACCTTATAAGGTACTTCAGCTACTACTGTTTCTTCTTTTTTGACGAAAAAACTTTTTAAGAATTTAATCATAATAATCTCCTGTTGAATATTTATTAACTTATGTCAGTTGGCCTATAGTTTTTAGGCTACTAGCAGGTATATCCCATATCTTCCTGGCTTCGACACCTTTAGCTTGAGCAAACTTCTTAGGATCGCAATCAGCACAGACATGATAGTAGTTGTTGTTCATACGATTAGGATCCATAGCGCCTTTATCGCGATAAATGACTTCAGCACAAGAATCGCATTGAAGTACAACTACTGTCTTTTTACGGGAGTAGGTATGCGTTTTGCCACGACTGCTGGTGCGTACATGGTGTGATTCTCTAAACTCAGTGCGTATGAACATATACTATTTACATTAAGATTATAAAATTGGTTTGATAAATACCATAACGAGGGAATAATGTGATTACAATTTCAGATAGCGCAAAAACAAAAATCAAAGATCTTTTGTATAACGAGGGTAATCCTAAGCTATCATTACGTACATTTGTACAAGGCGGCGGGTGTAGCGGCTTTAGTTATGGATTCACATTTGACGATGAAATCAATGAAGATGATTTTGAAGTCCCTTTAGACGAGTTTAAAGTACTTGTAGATAGCATGAGTATGCAATATTTACAAGGGTCAACAATTGATTATAAAGAAGAACTAATGGGTTCTAATTTTGTAATCAACAATCCCAACGCAACAAGCAAATGCGGCTGCGGTTCTAGCTTCGGAGTTTAATATAAAATGGCAAAACAAGAAATTGATATTGGTATACAAGGTAATGACGGTACAGGCGACAGTATTCGTGACTCGTTCCGCAAAGTTAATGAGAACTTTAACGAAGTATACGCAATTTTCGGAGCAGGCGGTACTATTGATTTTACCGCACTAGGTGATACTCCAAACAGCTATGTTGCTGGTCAAACATTTATTACCGGGAACGCTGATGGTCGTTTAGGCATTTTAGCCAAGACACTAACAGGTACAGGTAGCGTTACTATTGACAATAGCCGTGCTGGAGAGTTGATCATTAATGGTACTTCAGCTGAATTATCAGCTGATGGTTTCCCGCAACTAGGCGGCCCATTAGATGCTAACAACTTACCAATTGGTAATATTCCAGACCCTAGTCCAACCCTAGTAACTGCGTTTAACGCAACTTGGCTAGCTTACGGTGTTTCAACTACACTGGATAAGCTACCTATTAACAAAGGCTACGCAGATTCTCACTACGTTGAAAAAGGTGTAGGTAACGTTGTTAGTGGAGCATTGCGCTTACGAGACGAACCACTAGTTGCTGAATTTACTGACTCAGCATATGATCCTACTTTAACAAGTAACTATCTAGCAAACGAAGCATTGCCACGTAAAGCAGTTGTATACCGTGGCGGCGACACAATGACTGGTAAGTTAGTATTAAGTGATCACCCAAGTCCAGTAGCTGGTTATGGTACTCCAAACGGTTCCGACGATTTACAAGCTGCCACAAAATTTTATGTAGACACGAAGTTTATGTATCTGCTACAAACTTGTACGTTCGTACGGACGGTGATGACCAGCAATTAAAATCTCCACTAGGACGTGAAGGTCGTAACTGGGCACACGCTTACAAAACTGTAGGTGCTGCAGCTTTACAAGCTGAAAACTTAATTAACTTGGCTAGCTTAGAGCCAGGCCCATATCGTCAAAAAATCAGCTATACTATTAGCCCTAACCAGTTCAACTCTGTTATTACAAGCACTACACTGAGTGGTGGTAATAGCGATACTCCAGGTTATGTTGATGCCGCGGCATTATTAACTGCCAACAAAGCATTTATTCAAGCTGAAACTATTGCCTATATCAATAACAAATATGTAAACACATTTACATATGACCAAGCAAAATGTCAACGAGACGTTGCGATAATTTTAGAAGCAGTTGCCACTGACTTGGTAATAGGCTCTAACTTTAACAGTTTACAAGCCGCAACTGCTTACTTTGAAAAGCAAAGCGCAAACGTTATTAGCAGTCAGTTAATCCAAACTATTGATGGTATCAACTATGCTAAACAACAAATTTTAGAATTTAGCTATAGTAGTGTTAATTTAGAATCATACATTAACAGAGTAATCGACGCATTAAACTACGACTTAGCGTTCCAATCTAACTATCAAAGTATTCTTACAGCACGTTATTTTAGTGCCGCAGGTACTGGGTTAAGCGTTACTGAAATTATTGGAACACTTACTGAACTAAAAGATATCTTAACTGGGCTAGCATTTATTAGCGGAAACCCAATTGATGCGGCTGTAAGTTCTATTGAAAATAACATTGACACAATGATTATCATTGTTCAAGGTGGACTAGAACCAGCTATTAGCATGCCTAAATTAGCAACCACAAGTGTTGCTAAACAGTCTGCTCGCTCATTGCTATTAAACAACATTGACTTTATCCAAGCAGAAGTTGTTGCTTGGTTGGCGGCAAACTATCCTAAACTAAGTTATGACCAACTAACATGTAAGCGTGACGTTGGCTATATGGTTGAAGCAGTAGCATACGACCAACTGTACGGTGGTAATTCACGTACTATGTATGCTGGACAACGCTACTGGGAAAACAATACAAGACAGATTGCCAGCAGTGAATTAGTTGCTACTAAAGGCGCAATCGCTTATGTTAGCGTACTTGCCCAAGCTGTAATTGCCAATAGTGCTCCTGCTCAAGTATATCAAAGTTCTGTTATTCAATATCAGAACCAAACATTTATTAACGGTTCCGCTCAAGTAGCAACTGTAGCAAACTTAATTGCTTTAATTTCAGGGCAGACATTCCAAGTTACAGCAACGGCTACAATTGGTAACTCTATTACTACTCCAAGTACAAAGAGCATGACAGTTGGTATGCCGTTGACGTTTGACTTAACTAGTGCTATCACTGTTACTGGATATCAAACAAAGACAGGCAGTGGACCGTACTTGGTTACATTGGTAATCCCAACACAAGCAACTGCTCCGCTAGTTGGGTCTTCTTTTACTGTTAGCGGTAATAGCAATACAGACTATAACGGTGTTCATACTGTTCAGGCAAGTACAGCTACTACAGTTACCCTAAGTTATACTTCCGACCCAGGTGTATACGGTAGCGGTACGACTGTTCTAACTCCATTCTTAGGAAATATTGTAGCAGGTAACAAGTATTACCTAACACAAATTGTCGACGACACACATTTTAAAATCAGTGCTTCATTAGGCGGTTCAGCATTAACACTAACTAACTCAGTAGTATCAATTGGAGCTACCTTTGCTGGCTTACTAAGCGAGAACGTTGCTCCAGAACTAAGTCTACCAATCTTGACAGACGCTGTATCATCATTACAGACTGTTGTAGGATTGTTAGATACTGCTAAACCAAATACATTAACAGAGATATCTACTTTTGTTAATACATCATATCCATATATTAACAACCCGGCGGCTGTTGTTATCATTGCTGACTTGTTTAAAGTCATTACTGATACGTTAGCATTCAGTCTTGCTAACAGACCATTAGTAAGTTTACCAGCTCCTATTAGCTTATTACCTGCGTATGCTAAAGCTTCAACATGTTTGCTGGTTAACGCATCATTTATTGCGGCTGAAACTATTGGTTGGCTTAAAACACAAAACCCAAGTTTTGCTTATGTAGATGCTGACGGAATGATTCAATGGGAAAAAGAAATTCAATTGTTCTCAGAATCAGTTGCGTACGACATTACTTACGGCGGACAAAGAGGATCGGCTACACAAGCAAATCAATTCTGGACCAGTACCGTTGTTAATAACGTTACAATTTACTCAAGCACTATCGATAGCTCAGAAATTGCTATCAAAATTTCAGCGATTGAATATGCTAAAGGATTGGCAGCGCAAGTTGCGTCAAACAACTCTCCATCATCACTATACCAGTACTCTTTAAATCGTACAGCAACATTTATTAGCAAAACTCAAGACGGTTCTAACTACAATGTTGTATTAGGTATTCCTGCGAGAATTATTCCAGTTCAAGTTGGATCTAACGTAACTGTATCAGGCAACTCGACTACAGCATACAACGGAACATATACTGTAGTTGCTAGCACAACCAATACTATTACATTAGAGTACTCAAGCGATCCAGGCGATTGGAGTATTTTAACAACAACTAGTTTTGTTATTGCTCAAATTATTAATCCAGCAAACACCGGCGGTGTTGCTGCAACTGATGATATCACCGATAACTGGACATTGATTTATAACATTGTTAGTTCTAACCCACCTAACTTAATTATTATTTCACCAGATTTAACTAAGTCTGATTACGCAAGCACAGGTTATGTAGCTGTTAGAGAAACAGTTCTTGCTAACACTACAGGTGTTGCTCAAGCAACTACAACTTACTTGAACGAAAAGTATCAAGGTGGGTTTAGCTATAACGAAGCAACTTGCCGTCGTGACGTTGGTTATATTGTCGATGCTATGAGTATTGACTTGTTGTCAGGCGGTACATATCAGTCCATTAATGCTGGTAAGAGCTACTACAAAAACGCAAGCGCCAAGGCAATTGCTATTGGCACACAATATACTGAAACTATTGACGGTATCGAATATGCTAGAACATTAGCATTACAAGTTTTAAATCAATCAACTGCTAGCCGTTACCAAACTATCTTAACACAAACACTTGACGGTACTAAGAATGCTAACCGTGGTTATAGTGCTACTGCTACATATGACAGTGGTTCAGGTACTACTATGGAAGTGTCAAGTGTAACAGGTGATCCTATTACTGCTGGTATGAGTGTAACTGGTGCTGGATTCACCGGCGGACAAGTTGTTCTTGCCGTAAACGGTACTACTATTACATTGAGTGCGGCACCTAACGGTACACCAAGCGGTACATTAGCATTCAGCATTACTGCTGTTACTACATTCACAAGTAACTACAATACAATGTTAAACATTGTTGTTAACGGTTACGGCGCGGCTCCCCAAGCATCATTTGGTTCAGGCATTTATACTGTTACATTCACTAACGGTGGTAACGGTTATGTTGACCAATGCCCTCCAGGTGACTTTAACATTTTACCAGGCAAGATTTTAGCGGGTGGCACAAGTGGTGCGACAGCTAACATTTTAAGTTATACTCCAGGTATTCAAAATAACGTTGACACAGTTACTTGCCAATTGTTACAACCTGGGTTCTTTGTCGTTGACGAAGAATTAGAATACGCAGAAAGCGTTGGTGCTTTACAAGTATTGATCCACGTTGAAAGCGGCGTGTACTATGAAGATTACCCAATTCGCTTATCAAGCAACGTGTCTATTAAAGGTGAAGAGTTCCGTAGAACAATTATTCGTCCACGTGATAGAATTTCACAATCACCATGGAGAAACTTATTCTTCTATCGTGATGCGGTTATTGATGCGATGCAGATTGGTCCTGTTGACACTTCTGCTGACTATGTTCCGGCTACTAACATTACTAGCCTTGCTAGCAAGACACTAGTATCTGGTACATCGTACGATGTTACATTCAACATCCCAACACAAACATATCTTCCAAGTACAGATCTTCAGTACACTATTGAAGGCAATGAAAACTTAGCGTACAACGGAACATTTGACTGTGTTGGTAGCACAAGTGATACTATTACACTACGTTACTTGGCAGACCCAGGTACATATTCAACTTCAACTATAACTACAATCAATCCATTAGTTAGCGCAACTATTAGCGCAACTACTGGTAAAATCATTATTACATTATCTAGCAACATGCAAGCTAGTGTTCAGTGGTTAGGTTACGTATTTGAATCAGACGTACTAGACATCAACGGCAAGCCAGGACGTGCGGTTATCGACAGCGTGTCAGGTAACTTTATGAATGCTACTGTAATGTATCCATTCAGTCAGACTGGTACATTGTCTATTAACTATACTAACAGTTTTGAATTCCAAGTTGGCGAGACAATTACACAATCAACTACTACAAGTACAGCAACTGGTGTTGTACTTTCTGTGAGCGCAACTTCAGTAACGTACAAAGTTGTATCAGGTAACATGAGCACATTGAATGGTGCTATTACTGGTTCAATTAGCGGTGCTACTGCGGCGGTTGGTGCTGTAGCTACTGGCGTACTAAGTCCAACATCATGGCACTTGTATACTACTAAGAACTATGGACGTCATTACTTGACAGACCCATTGGATCCAACCAGCGTACCAAAGAACAACAGAGAAATCGACGTGTTCTTATGCGGAGACGCAGTACGTGTTAATAACTTGACAATGCAAGGACACGGCGGATTTGCCATGGTACTTGATCCAGAAAGTCAAATTAAATCTAAGTCCCCGTACGGACAAGTTGCTACTAGTTTCTCACGTAGCGTTAACAAGCAAACATTTGCTGGTGGACAATTCGTTGACGGATTTACTGGACGCTTGTTTGGTGAAATCACTTCAGCAAGTGTAGACGGTTATACATTAACTGTTACTGGTGGCGTTAACAGTGGTTTAGATGTTCGTGCTCCACAAACACCATGTGCGTTCTATGTACGTGGTGGACGTTTCCAAGTTAACACAGTTTCTAACTACACACAAATTTCCGACGTTAACGGTAATATCATTGGGGGTAGTGTACAATTAAATCTTGGTGCGGCCACTCCATGGTTAACAGGAACAGGACAAAAGATTAACAT